GGAGCAGAATTATCTGTTTGTGATTCGCACGTTAGATCACTTAAAAAATAACACCCAAATATACCGTCAAAACTATAAAAAGTGACATAATTTATTTTATTGTTTATAAGTCCAATTATCGTATTGCGATATTCAGCTACGGAATTACTGTTTGAAAACGGAAGAACATATTCTCCATCTTCCTGAACTATATTCAAAAGAGGACCTATTTGAAAATTTGAGGTACTACCCCAAGGAATTCCAGCCAATTTTAATCTTGAAAATTGACCAGCCAAATCATATATCATTGGAATTGCTGATTTAGTCCATAGTTCATTTACAGTTTCTGGATCATTTTCAGGATTTATGCATCTATTTCGTATCTTAACACCCAACAACTCAATAAAATTTTGATCAATTAATTTTCCATTTGATACTGAATAATTTTGATAATCTGTTAATCCGTATACTGATGATGGAAAAGTATCATATGAGAATATTCCTAAAGTTGGAAATTCCTCTGTAAATGACTCATTAGGTGCAATATCATCTTCAAAATTAGGATAAATTTCTCCAATTTGATCATTATAAACAAATGGAGTTCCGGCTGTACTTCCAGTACTAGTTGTATCATTTATCGCAGAAATAAAATAATCAAGTAATTTTTTTTCAAACTCTGTATTTTGAATTATAAATGGAGTTTCTTGAATTCCAGTAAATCCAGTAGCAGTAAGACCGTCAAATACATTATTTACGATACATTCTGCACCTGTAGAATTTATGACGCTTTGAATATTTTTGGTCGTATATGCGCCTGAAAGCGTTAAGCCTAATGTATTCATGACATAAACAGATGCTCCATATTCAAGCATCGTCATTATACCGTGCAACTCTACATCTGTTTTTTTAATATCCTCCGTGTCTGGACCAGATTGAAATGTTATTGCAGTATATCCAAATAAAGTATCAACAAAATCTGTTAGTGATTCAACATATGTTAGTTCATCTTGATTTAATTGACTAACAGTAATTCCAGATAAAACACTTTGAGTCAATGGAGTAACAAAAGCAAGTATTTTAAAACCGCTTGGTGTTGCTACTTGACCGTAATTAACTATATTCATGATAGCAGAGAAATGCTAAATGTGAGTGTAATACTCTTTACTGGTAGATTTGGTACTATTGTTAGATCTACTTTTAGTTGTCTCTGATTAATTACTGATTGTGGGTTGTTTGTTTCATCGCAGATTAAAACGTAACTAACCAATGCTCCATTGGAAACCATTGGATCTAAAAGATTTTGAATTTTTGATTTAATTGCTGATCTTGTAGTTGCATCATTGAATTCAAATACATAATCATCCAAAATAGAAGTGGTTTCTCTATTGATATAGACAAACGCTTTGGCAAATCCATATGAGCTTTTTGCGCTTGTGCTATCTCTAAATCCAGTTTCATCTCCCCACAAGTAATATTTGCCTTTTGACTGAAGATAATTATAAAAGTTAATACCTCTAGATGCTAAAGTGGTGGAGGAGGTGAAAGATAGTTTTGGAGTTACATTTGTATAATTTAAAAGTTCTCCTCTATAAACACCAGCAGATGTTAGATATGGTTTTGATTGAGAAGAAGCTCTTGCGTTTGCTCCTGCTGCATCCGAAGTAAGAAATAATGTAATTCCTGTAGTCGTTGAAGAAGAACCAGTATAAAATCTTGGTCTTTCTTTATAACCTATGACAGTAGATGCGAGATACGATATCGCGGTTGTTCCAGTAGTTCCTAATTGAGGAGCTACTTGAGAAATGATATTAGCTTGATCGGGATTTGCATAATTTCCGCTAACATCTCTATCTGAACCAATTATAGCAATACAATTTAATCTAGCTTTTGCTACGCTTAAAACTTCATTGTATCTAGATGCATCTTCCGAAATTACTTCAGAAATTTTTGCAGATGATAAAGCCAATCCGCCAGTTGTGCCCGAAAGTACAATTTTACCACCGTATTCCATACAATTAAAAATTGAATGAATTTCTTTGTCAGTTAAACTATTAGTGGTTATATTCGTATATGTAGTTCTTGAAGATAATGTAGAAATAGATTCAGAAATTGTTTCAAGATTTGTAAATACATCTGCAGTTGCGCCCAGCAAATTATATGTTGTAGTTGAACATAAAAATCCTGTATAATGATCTGTAGGAGATACAGGAGATATATTAAATGTATTTGATTGAGTAGTAGTTGTAATCGGCATATATTATTTATTATATTTGATTAAGAACAAAATTTAGTACTATAGATTCAATCGAATTATTTGGAACGATAACTAAATCTACAACCAATCGTTTCTGTGCAACAACAGCTGGTGTATTATTTGTTTCATTGCATGTTAAAGTATAGGATGATAAACCACCAATAGATTGTAGTTTGTCCAATACTGTTGTTGCTCTTGAAACAAATTGCGCTCTTGTACCAGCATTATTTTGCTCAAATTGGAAATCTTCAAAGATTTTTTTGAATTCTCTCTTAATAGTGCTGGTATTTTTTGCTACAGAAGCAGATTTTCTATATGCATCATTTCCTGTAGTTATACCAGTAGCATCACCCCAAATTGCAGCTCTATTTGTTCCGCTTGGAATGTAAATTGGGTTTATTCCGCGTGAATAATAACCTGCAAGATCACGATCAACGATGGTTGGGGTAATCGAAGAATATGTCTTAATGCTACCTCTAGCTGATCCCGAGCTTGACAAGTGATACTTGTTCTCGACATAAGAACGAGCGTAAGAGCCTGCTACATCAGATGAGAGATATAGACGAACAGTGTCAGTTCCAGAACCATAGAATCTGGTTCTATTCTTGTATCCAAGCACAGAGAATACATACTCTCCCTTATTGACGGATGTTGATGTCATAAAGGTCAATCCATCAACGAGACCAGCAGAATTTAGATTCGTATATGCTGGTGCTGTGAACGAAGAAGCATCTTCTTCAAGTGATGTGCCGACAATAACAATTGCATGGTTCTTTTCTGAACCGATACGCATGAGTTCACCATATCTCTTATTGTCTTCACAGAAGAGAACATCGTATTCATAATTGCTTCCAAGTAGACCATCAATCGTTGGGCTTATTATTGCATTTCCACCATAATCCATATAATTCAATAAGGAATGAATTTCAAAGTCTGTAGTAGTATTTGATAATAATGAACCAGCATCTAATGCTGCTCTTGCATTTGCATAAGCATTACTACTATCTCTAATAATACTAAACGAAGAAGTGCTATTATTTGTTATGATATTATATGCTGTTACACCACATAAGAATCCAGCATAGAAATCGTTTTCTACATTAGTAAATGCGACCCCAGTAACAACGGATTCTGACACACTAATAGATCCACCTGCTGACCCACCACCGCCACCACCGCCACCCGGTGCTGTAGCTGTAGTAAAAGTCGCCTCTCTTATATAATTATTAGAAGGATTATTTCGATCAGAATCAGATATATTTATAAATGACTTGAATAATGGGGACACTCTAACTGTTAAAGAATCACTGGCTGGCCATCCAGATGATGGTGGAGTTATTGTGATTCCTCCCAATACAGCTCCAGAACCAACAAATACTTGATTTATTCTTAATGGTGTAGCTGTATAATAAGCAGCAAAATTAGTTATTCCTATCGTAGAATACCCAGGAATTCTATATTCATTAGTGTTTGTAGTTGAATATAGAATATCTTTACCAAAAACTTCTGAACTACCACTAAAAACTTGCAGTCTTAAACCATCAAAAATTAATGCAGGAGGAAGGTCATTTACAATAATTGTTGCTGTTAATGAATCTTGCAGGCCCACTGAAGTGGTTGATGATAATGTTAGACCTGTAATTCTATAATCATAGAAAATGTAATTTATATAACCTCTATTAGAACCATTGAAAGTAAATACCGTTGATGGATAAAAAGTACTTCCGCTTGAATATCTTAAAAATGATCCTGGATTCGCAAGATACCATTCACCGCCATTAAATTCTGGTTGAGGATTATCACCATTATCAAACATTAATGTATAACCAGCATCATAACTTTGATAATAAGATGCCTCAGATTGTGCCAATAATTCTGCTTCTGTTTGTACAGGACCATTAAAATAATTCATTAGTTGGGTTAATGAACTATTTCCTTCGATATCGGTAACTGGCCATTGAATAAATCTACCATTAGAGGCAGTATAACCAACAACTGGTATATAATTTCTTAGCGGAATAGTTATATCAGTACCAGATATTGCTAATAAGGTAGATTCACGCTCTAAAGCAGCTGCTCTAAAAGAGCGTAAATTACGATTCGCAACAGTGATACTATTATTAACTACTTGTTCAGGTCCAATAGAATCTATTATGAAACTAAAATAAAATGGAGTATAATCACCAGAAGTATTAATATTATCAACATTTGCGGCCATGTAATATCTGCTGTAAATATTATTTCTTCCGACTATTCCGGCTTCAATATTAGTCAATCCATGGTTTACAGTAATTCTCATCAAATCTACTGCTGGAGCAATATTTCTCCCAGAAGTTTCAATTATGGTCAAACCAGAAATATCTCCAAGTGTATGAACAGGTGAATATGTTCTAAATGGTGTTGTAACTGGAGTAGAACCAAATTCGTAACTTACACCATCAGCTCGTATAAATGAAATTCTTGCAGTTCCCGTAGTTCCAACTGCATTTAAATCTGGAATAGTAATAGTTTCAACATTTGATGGATCATATGTTTTTCTAATAAATCCAAGTTCAGTAGTATTTCTTGGGAAAAAAGTTCTATTATCAGCAATAGTTATACCTAAAGCAAAATTACCAGATCCATTGTATAAATTTAATTTTTCAATATATCCTAATGGTCTGTTAGAATAGTGAACTTCAATAGAAGAACCCGCAATTAATGTAACTCCATTATTATCACCTTGAATGGGGATATATACGTCTGTTCCTGTTAATGCATAAAAATCAGAAGGAGATCCGGTATTAATTGGTAAAGTGAACGATACACCATTTGCGGGATTTCCATAAATTACTTTTAATTGGCTTTGTGTAGACCCTTGTCCAAATGTAAATCCAGTAAAACCCCAAGGATTGGCATGATTGTTAAAATCTACTCTATAATATGCTCTATTAATATGATTTAAATTTCTTTTACCTGATAAATTATTAGCTTCATTTATTAGTCGTGTAAATCTTGCATTATTACTAACATTTGAACTAACTGTATAAAAATGAGAAAAATTACTATTATTAAAATTTACATTATAAGGATTATAAATTTTTTCATAAAATGTAATACCATCTAATAATACGGTTAAAGTATTACCAGAAGTCAAACCAATCGGAATAAACCCAAATAACGGAGAAACAAATGATGTTGGGTTATTAGCATAACCACCACCATAATTGGTAGTGCCTCTACCATTTATTCCATAATCCATTTTATGAAATGTATTTCCAAGTAAATTATTTGTGATTCCAAATGGGGATGTTGCTAAATTAAAAGTGATTGGATCAAAAACAGAAAAGGTAGTATCTGCATAATCAACATATGAAAAAGCATTTGAAAGATTAGATACTCTAGAAGAAGTTGGTGTTGTAAAAAAGGTTGTTCCTGGAGAAAAACTATAAATAGCAGTAAGACCAGGAGTTATATTACTTGTAATATTAATATTGGTAGTAGGTAAATTAAGATTTGCTGCTAAAAAGGATTCAGTAGGTGAAAACGCTTCAAGTCCAAAAAACGAATTTGGAATAGCCATTAAGTAATAATTTCCTGCTGGAATATGTCTCGGTATTACAAATTCAGTGTAGGAAGTATTAAAATATGTTGTTCCCGACGTATCAACAATTCTTCTAAGCGTATTGAATTTTGAATCAGAACCAGAAATATTAGGATCTAAATAATCCGCATTTATTTCATTTATTTGAGTAGAAGTTAAGTTTAAAGAATTTAAAGTTATTGCATTAGTACAACCGAGTAATGATACTATACCAAAAAAAGTTGCACCTGTACCAATACCAACATAAAATCTTTGAATATTTGCAGAATTTAGCGTTAAGCCTAGCGTTGATCCAGCATTTCCGTTAGTCGCTGAAACAATGTTAAACGGTATAAACGAAATAGTCTCTCCTCTTGTTGAAGAGGCAACTTCTGCTATTTGACCCGCACCAGTTTGACCAAATGCTCCATATTTTACGCTGTAAGAATTTGTTCTTGTTCGATAATGTAAATCGCTATCATATATTTCATTAGCTAATCCAGGGTTAAAAATATTATTATTAGGAGAATATAAAGTAACTCCAATATAATGATTCCATGTAGTTCCTAGATTGCTTACAACAAGGCCGTTTGTGTTATCTGCTACTATAAGCTGAGAACTTAAAAATTCATTTCGAATAGTATCAATAGAGGTATATGTTCCACTATAGTCAAAAGCGTCTGTACCAACGATTATATCAAAAATTACAGAGGAAAAAGACACACCATCAACAGAAAACGTCAATCCGACTGTTAAAGGGTTACTTCCTGGGGTTAATCCGATTAAAGTTCCGCTAATATTATGTGAGTGTGTTAGTTCAGCCATTTAATTTACCTCAAACCACAGGTCTCCACCCATCTTCATATTTTGTGTTTCATCGTCCTCTATCACGAAAATGTGGTTTTCCTGATTATCCTCTGCTGTATTTATGATTTTTTTACTCTTTAAATCCAAAAGATCCTCAAAATAGTTTTGTCTAGTCAGCCAGCCAAATAAAACCATGCACATGACTAAATCGTCGTTATATCCATCATCAGCACTAAAGCTATTTGCTTTTGAAATAAAGGTGTAAAATTCTGAAACCATGTCTTGGTCCCAGAATATTATTTTATCGCACTCTACTAGATTTTTAAGGGCAGCGCAGCCAATCTTTTTCAATGCTGTACTTGTTCTTACGCCTATTTGTTTTTGGCCTCTGCCGAACCCTAAAGATATTTTTTGGCCTGCTCGACCCATATATTGAGTAGAAATCATGTTTTCATACTCAAAATCTCTATGCAGAATTTCTGTAACTTGAGATCCTACATCATTTACTTCGACTAAACAATGAGCATTTCCATATTCTACGAGAGCATTATAAATTTCTGCGGGGAAATCGAATGGAGAAATAACATTATTTCTATAAACTGCAACTACCTCATAGGGTTTTGTATTTCCGTTTATAATTATAAATGCGCTATAATCCTTTCCCTGCCCTCTTGAAGTATCTACCACACAGAAGTACGTTCCATCCTCATCTGGTTGCTTATAGATGCTTAGACCGTTTGGACGCCTTTCTATAGGCTGATTGTA